CTTTGATCCAAAGATAAGCTATTGGACAGTATTAAAAGAACAATATATGAAAGATAACCCTGGTCTTATTACTTTAGATAATTACAAGGACAAAAAATGATAGAAACCGTAGTAGCACTTTTAATGTTTTGGGATGGGGAGATTAAAGAACACCGTATCCAGGAAAGCATGGCTGCATGTTTACGTGCACGTCGTGTTGCAGAACGTGATTTTAATCCAAACATATCTTACAAATGCATACGAAGTGAGGCAGAGACAGAAATATACATGGGTGAAAAAAGTATTAAAAAACTTCATCTTAAATGAAAAAGCTCAACAAAAAAAGAAACCCGGTTGCAAAGCAGCTTAGACATTTCAAAAGAAAAGTGATAAAGAATAAAAGAATATATGACCGAAAAAACAATAAAATTTCATACTGAGATAGTTAATGGTGTTTGTCCAACATGTGATGAGTATACAATGTTGGTGGGTCTAACTAAAGAATATTATAGATGTATAACTTGTGGCGCAGATTTAGAACAACATATAAACGGTTGTATAAGATATATACCTCACTTACAAAAAACTACATTACAATCTGTAGTTGATGGATACTTTGGCGATGGCAAAGAAACCTAAATTTGGCGTATCTACAGCACCTCGTTCAAAACCTCGTAAACGTCCAGGTAGACATAAAAAAAGCCCTAATAAACACGAAAAAAGAATGGGTAAATATAGAAGATAGTATTTGACTTAAATCCATTGTTATCCTATATATCATAGGTATGAAAGATTATAATTATACAAATAAAAAATTTGAAAAAGATAGTCATAGTTTACTTCAACGTTTTAATAACAACGAAATTAACCTTGAGACGTTTCGAACAGAAAACAAAAATCTACATAATAAATTATCCACAAAAGAGATATTAAAAAATTCTAGAGGTTTAAATGCTGCAGCACGTTTGGCTGCGATAGATAAGATATCTCGTGAACATAATATAGATCAAAAAAAATTAGAAAAATTTTATGACACCAATTTAAGCCCGGATTGTAATATAGTAAATTTTAATCTAGGTGGGAACTTTAATACACTTAATCAAGCATGTGAATTTGAACTAAGTTTATTAAAAGGGTTTGTAGATCAAAATTTCGATCCAAATATACGTGATATCGGAATCCCAAAAATAGAAGATATTGATTATTCCATAATTAAAAATACAGAAAATCAAAAATATGGTGAGATAGTTCAACCGTATAAGGATGGTATATTGATAGTTAAAAACGGAACCCCTAAAGGTAATCATTTTTTCTTAATATATGAGTATCAAAATGAAAATGAAAAAATTAAAAATGTAGTTGAACCAATATTTAGGATGACTGATAAAAGTTATTATGTAAATAAAAAAATTGCGGATAAATTAATTAAACATAAAGATAATTTTAATGTGTATTTTTGTTTTACTAAAGCACATAAAAATAAAGTATTTAAAATAAATTTAAAAAAAAATAATAAATTATCACGTAATTTAGAATTTGTATCAGAACAAGATGAACTAAATAATCAAGGTTTGAAAATATATCAAACTTTCCCTAAGCATTTATACGATGATATAACAAAAATGAATGGTTTATTTGATTATATAGATGAATATAATAATCATTTAAAGAAAGCTTATAATGATGTCTCTCCATCAAGTATGGTAGATGTAGAGGGTTTTAAAGATTATTCTTTTAAAAAATTAAAAAATATAAGTAAAATAGATTTGTTAAAAGCTAGTTACACTTTTACGTACACTCAAAAAATAGTTGCTTTTATAAATTACATGAGTGGTTATCTTCTTAGTAATAAAGAAACGCCTGAAAAAGGTTTAGATGCTTTTTTTAGTAATTTTAAAAAGGGTAAAAGTATACAAGATACAACTGATATTCTTTTTAAAACTTTGAATGAACCTGCAAATAAATTTTTAAATTTAATACGAGTTCATAAACAAAAGATGTACGTAAATCGAGTAAAGAGAAAAGATATAAATAAATATAGTGCTCAAGATTTGTTAGAAATTTTTTTAGATTTGTATTTAATGCATAACTATACAGATGATGGCACTAAATTACCTTATGGGTCGTACATAAATACGGAAAATGCTACACAAATAGATTGTTTATATTATTGGAAGTATTCGGATTTTTTTTCAACATCTCAAGGACAACTTAACAATTCAGACTTTCCTTTGTTTTTGGAAAAAGGAGAGATATTTAACAACAGAGATATGTGGGAGCATTTTGGAGAGTTTAGAACTTCACCTCATTATCCAAATAGATATAATGAGACCTATGAATTAAACGAAGAGGTTAAGGATAAAGTGTCTCTTATTTTAAAAGAGGCGATGAATCAAGAAACAGGTCTATTAATACCCTATAATGCTTGTGTTGAGCTGCAAGATGATTTTAATTTTAGATACGCTAGATTTATAGAAACTGAAAAATTTATACACATATTTTTGCACGATGAGAACGACAGATATCTTTCGGAGTTATATTGTAAAGGGGAGGATGAGTTTAGATATTGGTTGGTCAATAGAAAACAAATATTTGATGAGCCAGAAAATCTTAAAAAGATGTTTAATCGTCTGTATGTCAAACTTGCATCATGCATAAGGGATTGGAAGGTTCTGATAGAGAGGGATAGCACTATGATCTATAGAGGACGAAAGATTCCAACAGGTGTTAAGTCAGATGTTAAAAGAATAATATATTTACCAAGAGTTCGATATAAAACTAATCCTAATAAAGAACAGCGCAATAAAGAAAAAATATTTTATAACGAGAGTAGAAAGTTTTCTGGAGAAAGAAGAGCACATATAAGAAAATTACCAAATGGCATGAAACCATCCAAAACACAACTTGTTTTGGCTGAAAGTAATAATGTATACATACCAGATAACTACACTTATGTTAAAGAGTCTATATGGGGAAAGAAAAATATGACTCAAAGACAGATAAGATATAGAACAAAATCATTAAATGGATTGTTATATTATACAGATGAAGAATTTAAAGCACATCAAGATATATCACAAATGAGTCCAGCAGGTTTTGAAGAAATGTGTGAGAAATACATAACTAGATTAGGTTGGAATGTAATAAAAAGAACTAATTATGATGGTGGTATAGATATCAGAGCAATAAAAGATACAGCCGATAATAATATTAAAAAATTATTTGTACAATGTAAACACTACATAAATTCAAATAATCCAATAGGTCCCGATGTTGTTCGTGAATTAAAGGGGTCTGTTGATTTAGATGAGATTGATAATAAAAATTGCGATATTGAAATGATGATTATATCCTCAACTAGATACACATTTAAAGCTGTTGAAGCAGCAGAAAAATTAAATATTAAATTAATTAAAACAGACAATATTAGAAAGGAGTAACATGACACAACAAAATGAACAACATTTTCATCTTCATGACTCTAATAAAGCAAAGGCCTATGAGGAGCAAAAACAGATGAGGAAAGAGTTGAAAGATTTTATTTCAAAGTGTAAAGTTTTTGAGTTACAAGAGCTTTACTCTGAGATGAAAAGACATAAAAAATGAAAAAAATAACTTTAAATGTAGAAGGTATAACACCTAAACAATGGACTAATTTTGTTTTAGAGTTAAATATTATGCGTAAAGCATGGAAACCATATGGTGTTAATGTAAAATTATTAGGACATGGTGTGCAAAAAATAATAAAATGGGGGACAAAAAGTAATGATTACTCAAAAAGAGTTAGATCAGATAGCAAATCTTTATTGGAAGACGAGGAAAAATAAATATAAAGATCTTTGGTATCAAGAAGTAAGGAGATGGGCTAATGGCAAAGACACTAATAATATTAATACTATTATTCGATGGGACTCTAATACAAGAAAAGTACGAGTTGTCTCGTCCGATGGACGTATATGAGTGTTTAGCATTCGGGGACGATCACAGGGCAGCAATAGCAGAATACAAAGAATTTGATGATTACTTTAAAAATGGATGGTATTTAAAAGATGGTCGTGGAACTATTCAAGGCCATATGTGTGAGTAGTATTTTACTACTACCCGCAGTTGCACTTCTTTGGATGTGGGATCAAGAAACACCTACTCCTAAGAGGGAAAACGGAGTAGGTAATGGTGAGAAGATAAATTCTCATTAACACAATTACGCCATATTGTCAAACACTGTCGACAGGTGTGCATGTAAATTTTATATACATGCCATATTTATTTATTTCCTCAGGACCTATCTCCTCTAATTTTTTAATAGCTTCATTATATCCAAAATGTAAGCAATCATACTTCGATTTAAACGACTCAGGCCACTGAAATGGTGGCATACAATCTCCAACAACGCTTGAACAAATAATCAAACTCATTAAAATTTTCATTGACAATCCTATATAATATTATAAAAATTAGTTTTTATATGAAAGGAAACGCATGACAGACATGAGTAAATACAAAAATGTTTCTCTAACAAAAGAAACATATAGTGTTTTAGAGTCATTATCAAAGGTATTATTGCCCGATGCAAAATTGTCAATATCTAAAACGATTGAAGCCATAGCCAACGAAAAAGTTAAAAAATTAAATGGTAAAATTAAAAAAAACTCAAGTTAAGCATCTCATATGCAACAATTGCAATGGTAATGGTTTTGTTAAATTAAAAATATACACAGGTCAAACAAAAGTATTTCAGTGTTGGAGCTGTGATTCTGAGGGAGAGTATTATGAAACAAAAGAAAATAGTAATATTATTAGCGATAATATTACTGCAGACAAGCTGCACTAAATTAGAATTTGATGGTTTCGATCCAATGACTTCAACTTTAAGATGGATGATAACACATGAAAGAAACTGATGTTGCCTATATTGCTGGGCTTTTTGATGGTGAAGGCAGCATCGATTTTAAAAGAAGATATGAAAATAGAAAAGGTAGAAAAGGTAAAAGATATCTAACCAATGCCATGAATATAACAATGCGCATAGAGATGACCCATGAGTCTATTTTAAGATGGATGAAAGAAAAACTAGAAGTTGGCACTGTTAGAAAAAGGAATAGATCACCAAGTGTAAAATCCCATTGGAAAGATCGTTGGACTTACACTCTTAGACATAGACAAGCATATTACTTCTGCTGCCTAATATGGCCATATGCTCATGTTAAAATGGCTAATATACAAAAAATTATAGATCATTATTCAAAAAAAGATAAAATAATTATGAATGATAAAGTTGTAAATTTAAGAGAGTATAAAGAAAGGATGGCATTAGAATGACAAATCAAAAAATAAATATACAGATATTTAATTGGGGACCATGTGTTGTTAGGATGAAAATAACTGATTCTTTTAAAAAATTATTATTAGATGAAGGTAAAAAGAATAAATTAGATTTTACTGATAAACTAGCAGGAATTTTAGACAAGGAAACAGGTTACAGTGAAGAGTCTAAGAAAAAAATACTACCAGAATTATCACAATGTTTGGGTGTATATGATCAAGCTTTTGAACAGTATGTAAATAAAAAATTTAATAAAAAACCTGAGTATATTTTATCTGCTCTTTGGATAAACTATCAAAGACCGAATGATTTTAACCCACCACATGATCACGATGGTAAACTATCATTTGTTACATATTTAAAAATACCTGAAGAATTAAAAAAAGAAAATTCTGAATACACAGGTAAAAGTTGTGGACCTGGAGGTATACAGTTTATCTATGGTAATGGACCGAGAGATTGTATCACTTACATGTCTTTTATGCCTGAAGAAAATGATATGTATATCTTTCCTGCATGGTTAAAACATTGGGTAGCACCATATAAATCTAATTGCACACGTATATCTGTAAGTGGTAACGTTCATGACTCTGCGCCACTAAATAATATTATGAAGTTTGCACCTAAATATTTAGAAAGAAAAGAAAAAAATGAAAATAAAGAGGATGAAAAATATCTTGAGGAGTTAAAAGAGAAACTGTGAAACTAATAAATGGTGATTGTTTAAAGGTGCTGTCAACATTAAAAGAAAGCAGCGTTGATTTAATTATAACTTCACCTCCATATAATTTGGGAAATAATCACCATACAGGTAATAAACAACATAGAGCTTACAATGATAATTTACCTGAAGCAAAATACCAAGAGCAACAATTACATTTTTTAAACGAGTGTTTTAAAATATTAAAAGAAACAGGAAGTTTAATATACAACCATAAAAATAGAATTAAAAAAGGTAGACAATTATCACCTTATGAATGGATTTTTAAATCTAATTTTGTTGTTAAACAAGAAATAGTTTGGATAAATAGAAGTCAAAATTTTGATAAAATGAGATTTTACCCTTTTACTGAAAGATTATATTGGTTAACTAAAAAACCAGAAACAAAATTATTTAATTCTATAAATCATTATGATGTTTTTGATTGGAAAGAATGGAAACCTGTAGGTACAAAGGGTAATCATACTAGAGCATTTCCAGAGAAAATGGTTGAGGATATGTTAAAATGTTTTCCAAGTGCTGAAGTTGTGTTAGATCCTTATATGGGTAGTGGGACAACAGGAGTTATAGCTAAAAATCTAAATAAAAAATTTATAGGGATTGAATTAGATAAGACTTATTTTGATATGGCTAAGAAAAGGATTAATAACTAACTATGACGGCTGCATATGGATTAGGTATGTTTGGATATAATGTATTTTGCTTTGTCCTTGCTGCTTTGATAGTTTATTACTGTATAAATAGATTTCTATGATGGATGATAAAGATTTAAACGAGTTTCATAGTATTGGAAAACCTATTCCGTGGAGTAATAAATACACCTATGTCAGTGGTACACGGCACGATGACCACGGAACAAGGACCTATGATGTAAATGGTTCTAGACTTCCAAGTGTAACTACGATATTAGGCGCTACCAAAGATCAACAATTTTTAAAAGATTGGAAGGCTAAAGTTGGAGAAAAAGAGGCTGAAAGAATCAAAAATTTATCTAGTCAACGTGGGACTTCCATGCACAAATTCCTCGAATGCTATGTATCAGGAACTGGTTACGATGATCTTACAGATGTCGGACAAAAGGCGAAAACCATGGCCGAAAAAGTTATTGAGCTTGGTCTTGCTCCAGTTGAAAAAATTTATGGCTCGGAAGTCACGTTGTATTATCCTGGGCTTTATGCTGGGTCTACTGACTTGGTTTGTGTTCACAATAACATGGATACCGTTGTAGATTTTAAACAAGCTAATAGACCTAAAAGAGAAGATTGGATAGAAGATTATTTTATGCAAATTGCAGCATATTGCATGGCTCACGATTATGTGCATAATAGTCAAATAAAACAAGGAGTTATAATGATCTGTACCCCAGATCTTTATTACCAAGAGTTCAAAGTTGAAGGTGCTGCACTAAGAATGTGGAAACATAAGTTTCTTAAAAGATTAGACATGTACCATGAGCTAAAGTTTGACGAAAAAGAGGCAGTTAACATAGATTTGCCAAAATTAGAAAAGGAACTAACCAATGAAGGATAAACTACTTAAAACATTAATTAAAAAATATGATGCCGAAATAGAAGATGCATTGTTTAAAATAGATTGTTTCAATGATCATGCATTAATAATACCGGAACATACAGGTATTTCAGAAGAGGTTGACAAATTATTACTAAAAATTTCAGAAACTGAAGGTAAATTGTCAGTTTTGCGTCAACATTATGTCAAAAAAGAGACAAAATAAACTTTTATATAGGTTTATTTTACAGATTTAAAAAAAATTTTAATTTTTTGTAAAATAAAATGTACTTTGTGTACTTTTGGTCAATTATTGGCATAAAATATAGCTTTTTATAGGACAAATTATAGGACACTTTTTGTTTTTTGGTACAGATTAATGTGTACTGTTACAAAATCGCCATCACATGTGCGAGCTATATATAAAATAAAAAAATCTGTGATATAAACCTATACATGCCTAGGAAAAGAAGAAAAGTTAACGCCTCAACAGTAACTCCCGGAATACCTTATCCGAAAGTTCGAGTGGAGTGGATCGATTGTGTGAGTGACTCGGGCTGGGCTACCGAAAAAGAGTTTGATAGAATGTCTTTAGCAAGACCGGTTAATGAAGGTTGGTTATATTCTAAAGATAAAAAATCTATTAAATTGTTTGCATCCTATGATAAAGAAGATGATGGAAGTTTTAGCTTTGGTGATCGGACGATGATCCCTCGGGCTTGGGTAAAGAAGATACAGAAGATTTGATTTCCTTCGACTTACCATTAATAGTTTTTGCTTTTAACAATGGTTCGTAGTCAGATAAAATTTGTTTCATTTTGTTTTCAAGCTCTTGCTCTGAAAGATCTTCTAATTTACCGGTTTTTATAATCTTTCTATCAATATATAATCCTGCCGCCTTTCCCCTGTTTGCCTCTGCATTTACTGCCGATGAAAAACTACCTTTTTTGAGTGCTGCCTCTCTTAATCTTGCAAGTTCAGCAACATGACCTTCATAAGTTACTTCATGTTTTTTAATTCTTTCCTCTCTCAACTCACCGATAAATTTTACAACTAAAGGTGAAAGTCTTGGATTAGTAAGCTCTGATCCCTCTTGTCTCGCACGTTTTGAACTATAACCAGCTTTGATTGCTGCCTCTGATTGTGTTAAAGGTCCATTTTCATCACCAAATACTAAAAATTCGGCAAATCGTCTTTGCATTTCTGTCAATCTCTTTGGCACTCCCATATTTGACTTTTTAAGGTAACACGATTATAAAGTCAATATATGAAAGATGATGTCATAGAGGGGTATAAAACAATAATTAAAATGCAAAAAGAAGAAATTTTTGAGCTTAAAAAAAATAAGTCAAAGGTTATACAACTACAAAACTTAGTGGACGGTTATAAAAAAGTAATTACTGACCTTACTAATATAATTAATAAAAAATAATGTACGTTAAACATCTTCAAGAATATTTAGAAAAATTTACTGAAGGTCAAAATGGTAGAAGAGGTAATGCCGTAAGTGATGCTAAAATTTACATTATGACTAAAAAGGGTTATTTAGAAGAGATTAAAAGGATAGAGGTTCATCAAAGCAATAATCCTATGGATACCTCACTAAGAGTTGTTTTAAAACCAAATAAGGAAGAAAAATTAATTCTACCTCCAGGATATGTTAAAGATTATTAGGGGTGTAGGAGCAACACCCCTTAATAAATTTACCTATTTTCCAAAGTAAATTTTTCTAAAGCTTGGAGTCTTCTATCAATAATTTTATTTAATTCTCTTTGTGACTCAACAATTTCTTTAATATTATTTAATGCTTTTAAAATTTCAGCATCTGTAAAAATTTTATTTTCTGCCATTTTTCCTCCTTTCTAAATACATTCCAAACAATACTGTGGGTTAATTTGACTTTGATTTTTGTATAAATAATTATTGCATTTTTTAGCTTTGCAAATAATTGTGCCTTTCAACATGTTCTTTTTCTCAATCTCAAGTAATTCATCAAAAGTTTCATTACCTCGTAACGTGACACCATTGAAAGATTTCAATCGTTCTACTTTCTTATGATCTATTTTCATTTTTCCTCCTTATATCCTTCTCTTGCACTTTCTAAATGATGTTCAAAATCCCAATTATACTTATTTTTATTTTTATCGCAAAAATGCATCAAAGCTATTAAAACATCTGTTACATTATAATATTTTTCAGGATCTGATTGATCTCCATTTAAGCCTAGTAATTTTTTAATCTTTTTTACATCATCATTAATGGTTTCCATTATTCTTCCCCTCCTTTTTTATCTCTGTTACATCTGCCTCTGTATAACAAGATGCAAAAACATTTTCATTGGCAATACACTTTGCATCTTCTTCATTTTCAGCTTCAACTGTTTCTACAAAAACTAATTCTACTTTATATTTTTTCATTTTATTTCCTCTCTTTTTTTCTTTCTTTCTAACTTTAATTTATATTTATTATAATATACTCCATTTACACAACTTAAGATATTTCTTAAGGTTTGTTCCATGAGCCTTTTTACACTATCTTGAGTTGGTAAATTCTTTTTCATTTTTTAAATATAAAGTTAATATTATCGTGTTTATTTAAATTCTGAATAACATTGATTAATTTCTTTATATCAACCTCATTATTCAAAATATCTGTTAACCAACTATCTGAGCATTGATTATCAAATTTTTCTGTAAACTTACAAACTTGTTTATATGTTACTTTTTTGTTTTTAAAAAAATCATCACCACTACAATTAATTAGTTTTGATCTGTCATTATTAGGTAAGATATTTTTAATTGTATCTTCTATTTTTTTATTTTTCATTCTTTCTTCTCCCCTATTAAGATTGTATTAGAATTATCTAATTCCATCATTACACTTTCAACAAAATTTTCTTTCTCTTCTTTGTCTGTTTTGTTGTCTCCCATAGTGTAATATTGCAAACACTCTTCAACTACTTCTTTTATTCTTTCTCTTGTGTACATTTTTTATCCTTTCTTAACTTTGTTGTATGCTTTATCTATTGCCTTAATTAAATTATCAAAAGAAGATTGAGGTAATCCTTCAATATCTTTTGCATATTGTTTTAAATCTTCATCATTTTTCATATCTAAAACAACTTTGTCTTTTATTTCTTTGTTTGTTAATTTACTCATTCTTTCTCCTTTTTGTTTTTTTATCATTTATAGTCCTATAAATTATATTATCAAGCATTATTTTTTAACACTACCTGGAGTTGTGTCCAAGAGCTTGGACACAACATGTAGTATCTCTAAAATACAAAATGAGCATATTTTTTAAGTTCTTTAATTTGCAAAGCATTGAAAAAATCTTTCATATTTTCTGCTTTTGTAAAAAAATCAAAGTCCTCTAACATTTTCTTTTTGTGTTTTTCTTGTTCAAAACAATCCCTATATCGATTATAAAAAACTCCATCATCTCCAAGTACATCTGACATATATTGACCCAATAAATAAGTCGTGTCATTTATACCCCATTTTTGATAAAGTTTTTTAAGTCTTGGATTTTTAATACCCTCTATTAAATCCAATCTATAGTTTTTATCATATATGTTTTCTTTTTCCATTTTTCCTCCTTTCTATTTATTCTGTAACCTCAAAACCTTGTTTTTGTAAAAAATGAACAACCTCATCAAATAAATGACAAGACTGAATTAATTCATAATTATCTGTTGGGTCTTCTTTCCATTTAACCCAAAAGAAATTGCCCTCTTTGCAATAATTAATTTTCTTTTTACTTATTCTAGGTAACTTATATTTTTTCATTTTTTATTTCTCCTTTTTTAGTTTCTGATCTCATCAGTTAGGGATTAACCCTAAGACCCCCTCAAATGAGGGGATTTCGATCTATTCTAAATATAAAGTTGTTGGATGTAACATTAAATGTTCAACTGCTTTAAGTTGGTTTCCTCTTTTTTCATATTTGATAAATGTAACTCCATAAAGTTTCTTAAAACTTTTGAAGTCTTGATATCTTTCAATTAATAAATCTTTTAAATATTTATCAAATAATTTTTTATTCACTCTTTTAATCATTTGTTTTTTCTCCTTTTTTATCTAAAATATAGGTTGTTGTGTTCGACGTTCCATCAACATATTTTAAATAATAATCCATATTATTTAAAATTGAGGTCATACACCCAAAACCACAAGCACCATCTAATTGTGGAATTGTGTGTTTTTCAGTAGGCAATTTAGAAGATTGTTTATAAAAATCTTGATATCTTGCCAATCCTGTTAATTTGGTTAATTCATCTTTTTTTTCTTCTTCCAAACATTCTTTTGAAGGTTGCCAATTTGGGTTGTGAAAAGTTAAGCCATAAAAAGATGTATCAAATTTTAATAATTCTTTTTCAAATTTTCTAGCCATCCAATTTCCTAATGCAGTTCCTTTCATATCATAACCACCACCACAAGTTGATGACACTTTTTCACCGTCAACCCACAATGAACAAATGTTATAACCATAAGTATCACGACCTTTTGAGGTCGTATATTTAAATTTAAGTGTTTTCATTTTCTGCTCCTTTTTTATTTGTTTCTTTCTGTGTGTCTAATCTGTGTTTTTCATCTTACTCAAAGAGGGACTTCAACATCCTCACAAATTAAACACTCCCAAAAAATATAGGATAATTATTTCAAATCAACAAAATAATTAACTTTTTTTGACAGCCCCTAGATATAGTGGTTACCGGTTTCCAGGCACAATATATTGTGTTTTCAACTTGAAATTGTAGAGCTTTAAATGTAGATGTTACCTTAATATTAAATGAAATATGAAAGTAAATTTTATAACGAAATTAAAAAGAATATTCCTCAAATTAATTGGATTAGAATTGAAAATTCTATCCTTCTTGGGGTTGCTGATCTATTGGGCTATAATGATAATTGCACCTTTTTCACAGTAGAACTAAAAGTTGCAAGAGGTAACAAGATAACCTTTTCACCTCATCAAATTGCATATCATTTTAAACACCCTAAAAATAATTTTATCTGTGTTAAGGGGCAAGGTTTGAGATCCGTGAAACTTTTTGAAGGGTCAATGGTTCAAGAGCTTTCAAACGTGGGTTTTAAATCAAAAGCATTGGCTCAAGGTTATGAGGATATTAAAAAAGTTTTTAACTCTTTATAATTTCCGATAACTTTAATTTATCGGTCACCACTATTGATAGTCGAAAATTATCATTAGTAATAAATCAAGGTTCTTGGGTCGTGTTTCATGGCTAAGGGATCCTAAACAAAGGTCAAAATTTAAAATATTTATTTTAATGAACCCCCCTTTTTCACGAAAAAAGTTACTTATATTGTGTACTTGTGCAAGACTTACACTGTTATGGTTGGTAAAATCGTTTTCAATAGGTATAGTAACCCTGAAAAAATTTTTCAAAATTTTTATTGGTTTGGAAAAAAATTTTTCAAAAATTTATATGGATTTGAATAATGTTGACATAAGTAAACTACCTGCAGATGTACGAAAAACTTTTAGAAGACTGCAGGTTATGCATGCTGAAAAAAAGATACAGAATAGGGCTAAGAATGATTTCTTGTCTTTTGTAAAATGTGTGTGGCCAGATTTTATTGAAGGCTCTCATCACAGACACATAGCTGATAAATTTAACAAACTTGCAACTGGTGAGATAACACGACTAATAATTAATATGCCACCAAGACACACAAAGTCAGAGTTTGCATCTTATCTCCTACCTGCTTGGATGGTGGGCCGTGATCCAAAACTCAAAATCATACAAGCAACTCACACAGGAGAACTCGCAATAAGATTTGGTCGTAAAGCTAAAAATTTAATTGATAGTGAAGATTACGCAAAAATTTTTAAGACGACACTTCAAGAAGATTCCAAAGCAGCGGGACGTTGGGAGACATCGCAAGGTGGTGAATACTTCGCAGCTGGTGTTGGTGGTGCAATCACAGGACGTGGTGCAGATTTATTAATTATTGACGACCCACACTCAGAACAAGATGCAATGTCCAAGGTCGCTTTAGAAGGAGCCTACGAATGGTATACATCAGGACCACGGCAAAGGATGCAGCCGGGTGGTAAAATAGTTTTAGTTATGACTAGATGGTCTACAAAAGATTTAACCGGTATGCTTGTTAAAAATCAAACAGAGGCTAAAGCTGATCAATGGCACGTGGTTGAGTTTCCAGCAATCATGGAACACGGACCAGTTTGGCCTGAGTATTGGAAACAAGATGAACTTGAAAAAGTAAAAGCAACTCTACCTGTTGCAAAATGGAATGCGCAATGGATGCAGAACCCAACAGCAGAAGAAGGTGCTATTTTAAAACGTGAGTGGTGGAGAACCTACACATCAGAAAATATTCCACAACTACAACATGTCATACAATCTTATGATACTGCATTTCTTAAAAAAGAAACTGCAGATTATTCCGCTATCACCACTTGGGGTATTTGGTATCCTAGTGAGGATGAAGGGGCTAATCTTATACTTCTCGATGCCATCAAAGGTAGATACGAGTTCCCTGAACTAAGAAGGTTAGCCCTAGATCAATATGATTATTGGAAACCTGAAACAGTTATTGTAGAGGCGAAAGCATCAGGATTACCACTAACCTATGAACTTAGAAAGATGAATATACCTGTAGTAAATTTTTCACCATCCAAAGGTAATGATAAACATGCTCGCGTAAATGCAGTTGCACCTTTATTTGAAAGTGGTATGATATGGGCTCCTGAGCAAAAATTTGCTGAGGAGGTCATAGAGGAGTGTGCAGCATTTCCATATGGCGATCATGATGATTTGGTTGA